ATATTCTAGAGTTATACTTTCAGGAGTAAGGCACAATGATAACTTGGTTAAGCAATCATTCGTAGCGTTCCCAAGCATACTCCCCCGATGTTTAAGTGCCACTCTACCATTAGAGGATTACTAATAGGTTCGAAATATAGAATGGCTTATTTAAGCCAAAAGACTTAATTCCAATGTATAGGTTATGACTAAAGAGGCAAAGCTAATAGAGGAACATCTTCTAATAGCGGATAAAAAGAGGAAGATAGTACCTTTCAAGCTGAATAAAGTACAGAGGATGTATGACGAGTCCAAAACGAATAGGGACATAATTCTGAAGGCACGTCAAGAGGGGTTCACATCTCTGATACTAGCTTATTTTCTAATGGACTGCCTAAAGACCAAAAATACACGTTCGGTAGTGGTAGGACACGATAAAGAGGCGACTCAGAAGCTTTTAGACAGAGTACGCTTCTACTTGAAATATTTTCATAAAGGAGAGAATTTTATAGAAGTAGACCTCAGAACTGATACTAAGAACGAACTTTACTTCCCTGAGACAGATTCACGCTTTTATATAGGAACCCAGGGTTCTGTGAGTTTCGGTCGTTCTGATACGATTCACAATGTGCTCTTGACAGAATTCGCAATGTATGAGAATCCAGAGGATATTCTTACAAGCATTACAGGAGCAGTCCCAGAGGATGGTCGCATTATTATAGAAACGACTGCGAATGGTTTTAATTATTTTAGAGAATTATATTACGAGGCTAAAGCAGGTGCGAGAGGTTACAAAGCCCATTTTTATCCCTGGACATTACATAAGGAATACAGAATAAAGAAATCAGGCAAAATGAAGCTTGACAAAGATGAGAAAAGATTGTTTAAACAGGGTGTCACAAAATCTCAGCTTAGATGGAGACGCAAGAAGAAATCTGAGTATCCTGATAAAAAGAAATTCCAACAAGAATACCCAGCAACGGAAGAAGAAGCCTTTATAAGTTCTGGAAGGAAGGCGTTTAACTATGAAGTGTTAAAGGATTATATATTAAAGGTAAAAGAACCTAAAGAAGTAGCGTTCATTAATGAACAAGGACACATAAACCCTAACCAAGACGGATTCCTTAAAATCTGGAAATACCCTGAAGAAGGAAGCAAATATGTAATAGGAGTTGACGTAGCAGAGGGAATAGATAGAGGAATAAAAGAAAACGAGAAAGATGAGGATAGGGCATCTGGCGATTATAGTTCAGCTCACGTTCTTGATAGAGAAACCCTAGAGGTTGTAGCTATATGGCACGGATATATAGACCCTGACTTATTTGGATATGAACTGGTAGGATTAGGAAAGTTCTACAATGGAGCCACACTAGGAATTGAGTCAAATAATCACGGTATCTCAACTATTGGAAGATGTAGAGAATTACAATATCCAGCGATTTACAAACGAAGTAGAATGAACTCAGCTACTTATGCTACTGTATCCGAGTTTGGATGGAAGACTGATTTGAAAACAAAGCCAGTCCTGGTAGATGGCTTAGAAGAAATGCTCCGAGAAGGACACATAACTATCCCCGACGTAGACACGGTTAAGGAATTGATGGCTTATGAGAAAGACGAGAAAGGCAAATACTCAGCACCTAAAGGAATACATGATGATCGTTGTGTATCTCTAATGATTGCAGTACAGATGCGAAAACTAACCTCAAGTATAGACTACCAACCAACAACAGACCTACCACCAGATTCAGTGGGTCAAATATTCAAAAATGCTACAAAATCCTCAAAGGAACGTGGTTATAAATCAGGTAATAAATATTGATGGCAAAAAAGAAAAAAGAGGATAAAAAATACGAATTATATTGGGATAGGATAACTGTTGCTAAACGCTTTTATGAACAGAAAAGAAAAGCCCATATAGAAAAATGGAACTCCTTATATAGAGGAGATTGGTTTAATTCCTCTATTCCACCTGAAGACCAAATTTTTGTTAACTACACTTATTCAACAGTCAAGAACAAGGCTGCTGCTCTTTATTACAAAAATCCCAAGATTATAATTGAGGCAAGACGACCTACAATGATTAGGCAAGGTATTGAAATTAATGTGGTTGTGAACGCTAAGAACATGGAAGAAGTTTCCAACTATCAGATGATGGAGTATAAAATCGCCAAGCAGATACGCAAAGCTATTGTTGACTGGTTACGCTTCGGCTATGGAGTTGTGTTTACTGGCTGGCTAACGGAATTTGAATATGAATCTAAAACCGAAAAGAGTAAGAATTTTCAAGTAGAACCTGCTAAGAAATCATTTAAAGTTAGTCCTTCTAAAGATAAGACTGTGAAGACTGATAAGATTGGTCGCTTGATAGCAGACCGACCCGATATTAAACGAAAGAAAGTACAGCAAGTTTATTTCTCTCCCGCTTCCGAAGATGAAGATGATGTTTATGACAACTACGTTGTCTTAGTGGAAACAATGTCATGGGAGGATGTTCAGAACAATGAAGATTTTGAAAATATAGATGCTATTCCAACTAACAGCTGGAACTTTTCTGACTTTAGAAAAATAGAAGGTGAAAATACAGTTGGCGATACTGATGACATGAAGCGAATAAAGATTTATCATTATTATGATAAAGACAGATACATTGTTATGGCTGAAGGAATGAAAAATAATAAGTTGATTGATAAACCAAACCCTTATAGAAAAGTTTTTGGTGAAGAAGAGTCTCTGCCTGTTGTATTGCTGTTTGGAGATGACGACAATGAGAACTTCTATCCTCTGTCAGACATTTCAATGTACGAGGAACAGCAAAATGAACTCAATGAGATACGAGCCCAGCAGTCAAATCACCGTAAAAGATTTAATAGGAAGTACCTTTACGATAAACAAAGAGTTGACAAAGACGAACTAGACGAGATTGTGTCTGGAGTTGATGGAGCTGTGTGTGGAGTCAACGCCGATGGAGCTCCGCTTAATGGTTTTATTAGTGCGGTTGAAGATGCAAGACTTGATTATCCATTCCAAATGGAAACCAGAGTTGTTGAAGATATAAATATAATTTCAGGAGTTTATCAATATCAGCGTGGCTCAAGTCAGGGACAACCTGATACGTTGGGTCAAACACAAATCTCTGAAGCTCACAGTCTTTCAAGACGTGATGAAGAACAGAGAAAGATTGAAGAATTTGCCACTGACATTTACAGACGACTTTGCCAACTTAATAAATCTTTCTTACAAGATAAAATTTATACCAAAGTTATTGGTGAAGAAGGTGGCGAAAGCTATCAAGAATTTACAGCTGAGGATATTCAGGGAGAATTTGAATACAAAGTAGAATCTGGTTCGACTATTAAACAGAACGACGACGTAATCCGCAAACAAACCTTAGATGCTTTCAATTTACTGTTTGGAATAGCTGAAACTGGAAAGATACGCAAAGACTTAATTATGGCTGTAATGGATGTCTTCCCTGCTATGAAACCTGTGGCTGATAAATTCAAGAAGATACCTGACGACCAGTTACTACCACCACCTGAACCTGAAGTTAAGAAATCAATCACCTTGAGTTTAGACAAAATGTTCCCAATGTTACCACCACAAGTTCAGTACAGTATCTTGCAGAAATTCGGAGTTAAAGTTTCACCTGACCGACAGCAGTATGATTTACCTAATGAATTACAAGGAGAAAACATTGCCCTAGACCAAGACGCTTTCAGTCGAGGAGCCAGCACTCAAGCTGGTTTAAATCAAGGAGCTAATCAATTACTTAGATAATAATTAACATAATTATATGGAGGCCAAATCCATACCAAACGCAATCGAAGAAAAAAGAAACAAAGAGCTTATAGAGCTTATAGAAAAAATCGAATCACTGATTGTCGATTACAATGTCAAGATGTCAGAGTGGCAAGGGATAGCTGAAATGATAGACCGAAGGCAGAATCAAATGCTAAACCAAAAATTATTTAAGAAATATGCTAAACCAGAATAGAGGAAGACTAGAAGAAATTTCTAGTGAAGACGTAAAACAGTTAAAATACAAACCGATTAATTCAGTTTGTGAGTTTAAGGTCAAGGCTAGAATTAAAAGTCTAAGAAGTGAAGGACATGAAATTTATGCTAGCTTTGATTTAGAAAAAATTAAGTATATTGGCAGTGAACCTACGACAAAAGAAGCCTTGTCAAGTAGCTACGATAAAGCTACAAAGAAACCACCGATAGTTAGACCTGATTCATTTACACACGGAGGAAATTAAATGAACGAAGAACAATATCACGCCCAAAAAGAGATGGAACATAATGCAAAAGTTAAGAAGGGTTTTAAACCAGGAAAGAATTACGCATATAGTGAACCAGGATTTAATGTTGCAATGGGAAAGCAGATCAATAGTAAGTCAGAGTGGAAGAAAGAATTTAAAAAAATGAAAGAAGAAAATCCGAATATTGAAATGATGTAAATTAGCTAATCTTTCTGGTAGCTTGCGTTGTACCGTGCAGGCTATCAGATAAGGTTCGTTAGAACCATTAAATAGTAACTTCAAATATAATGCCAGAAGAAGACGTACAAGAGACAACTTCGGAGGAAGTAGTCCCTTCAAATGAAGGAGAAACTACGGAAGCCTCTACTGATTCTGAAAACCCTGAAGGAAAAGAGGATCAAGACTCCCCTTCAGAGGAAACTGCTCCCGAAGAAAAATCAGATGATAAATCAGACGATAAATCTGAGGAAAAAGCAGAGGAATGGGGTAAACACGGTTCCAAGGAAAATCTAATAAAGAATTACGAGGAACTAGAAGGTAAGCTTGGTAACTGGAAAGAAACTGAGGAAAAAGCTCAGAAGTATGACCAAGTTGCTCCCCCACTTGATAAACAGGAAACTCCTAAAGAGGAACCTGAAGAAATACCAGACTATTCTCAGATGACCAATGAAGGTCTTAATAAGCATATAAATACCTTAGCTGGGAAGAGAGCAAAGGATGCTGTTACGGAGGCTCTAAAAGAGACAGTAGACCCATTCAAATACGATTATTATAAAAATAAAGGTGAAAAGGAAATTGAAAGAGTCAAGGAAGTATATTCTGACTTTGGAGAATATGAGGATAAAATCAAGGACTTCCTTGGTAAAAACCCTCATATCGGTAGAAATCCTGGAGACCTTGAAAATATTTATAAGATTGTAAAGTACGATGATGCTGAAAAATCTGGTGAACAAAAAGCTTACGAGAAGTTGAAAAAGAAAAAAGGAAACTCTCCTGCTCCTACTAAGTCCGATGCTACAACTGCACCTGATACTAAAGGAAAATCAATCGCAGAACTGTATGATATGGCTGAGGCGGAGCACAGAGCTAAATAATTAACTACAACTAAATGGCTGGAAACACAAATTTTGACGCTATTGCTTCAACTACTTTGAAAAACTATCGAGACCAGCTTACTGACAACATCTTTCTAAAAACACCTCTATTCTTCTGGCTCTACTCGAAAGGTAGAAAAAGAACAATATCTGGTGGTGAAAAGATTGTTGTTCAACTGATGTACGACACAAATAGTACCATTGCTGCTTATAGCAAATATGGAACTCTTGATACTACTCCACAAGAGGGTATCACTGCTGCTGAGTACACATGGAGACAGTATGCTGGTACAATCAACATTTCAGGTCTTGAAGAACGACAAAATAACAGCAAAGAGAGGATTATAAATCTTCTTGAAGCAAAAGTTATGCAAACAGAAAAGAGCATGAAACGAACACTTGACACAGATGCTCTTGGAACTGGCGGAGACAGCTCAACCGTCTTAAATGGTTTGCAGCAACTAATCGACATTTCACCTACAACCGATACGGTTGGTGGAATTAACCGAGCTACTGCTGGAAACGAGTTCTGGAGAAATAACTCCACAACTTCAGTAGGTTCATTCGCTGCTAATGGTCTTGATAACATGCGAACAATGTATAATGATTGTTCCATTGAGGGTTCTGATAATCCTAACTTCATCATAACCACACAGTCAATATATGAATACTACGAAGATACTCTGCAACCACAGCAAAGAATCGGAAGCACTGAAGTCCTTGATGGTGGGTTTATGAACCTATTGTGGAAGAAAACCCCTATTGTATGGGATGAAAACTGTACTGCTGGTTATATGTACTTCCTAAATTCAGATTATCTGGAAATAGCTGTACATCCTGACGCTGACATGAAAATAGAAGATTTCCAAAAACCTATTAATCAGGATGCGAAATCTGCTAAGATTCTGTGGCAAGGTAACCTAACAATGAGTCGAGCTGCAAGTCTTGGTGTATTAAGTGGCATCACTGCCTAAGAAAGGATAATTCTATGGCATTTGCATCCGCTGTAACAAACAATACCGTTATGGGTAATATGCGTGTCGTAACAGGCACATATACCAACGGTTCAACCGATAGTGGAGGCGACATTACCACAGGTCTAAAGTACATTGAGATTGCGTCAATAGATGTAACTTCTCATGTTGGTGCTCCTGAACCAAAGGTATTTAAAAACCAGACTAATGCTGCGGTAGCTAGTGCTGGTACATTGGGAGTTGTAACTCCTGATGGTACTGATGGTGAATGGACTGTGTGGGGAAAATAATTAACTAAAAGTAAAACGATGAGAATACAGCAAGTAAATAGAACAGATGCGGAGAAAGTGTACATGATCGCCAAAAATACTTCAGGTGCTTCTCTAGCTGCCAACCTTCCTGTGTATTGGGAAACCGATGCAGTATCAGATGGTTTGGCTGTTAGTCAAATGGTAGCTGGTGGGAACTTCCTGTTTGCTGGTATCAATGATGCTACTCTGGTAGATGACGGTTATGGATACATTCAAGTTTATGGAGCAAGAACTTCAGCTGTTTACAGTGCAGAAGTTTCTTCATACGCTGTTGCTCCTGGTTCACGCCTAGTCGGTGTTGCTGGAGCTGCTTATCTAGCTTATGGTTCAGCACTATCTGCTGGTCTAGTAACTGAAGCTGTTCTACAATCTGCTCTCGATAACTACGTTATTTCTATGGAAACTATTGCTGCCGCTGATGGCAAGAGTGCTACTGGAAATATCTCAGTATTTATCCGAGCTACATAGAAACAAATTGGTTTTTTTTGGGGATTCCAACTCAAAATCCCCTCGGAGGCATTAACGAGGCAAAGATGAAAATTCTGATAATAAGTGGGACACCTGGCTTTAGTCCTGACAGAATAAAGAAAAAGCCAACAGGCGGAACATTAAATAGCCTGATAATCATAACTAAATATCTAGCTAAAAAGGGACATACATTGTATGTTAGTTGTTCGATACCTAAACTAAAAAAGGTTGGTAATATAACATACATGCCACTAGATTATAAAAAGAAAATCCCCAAATGGGATGTGATAATTTTCAATAGAAATTCTGTGAACGCTAAAATGGTTGCTTATTCCAAGAAGATTGGAGCTAAAATTGTATGGTGGCTCCACGACATAGTAGATTTCCGATATTTACAAGATGGTTCATACCAGCACATTGACAAAATAATAGCTTTATCTGAATACTGCAAAGAAAGTTATTCTAAGTTCTACGATATTCCTGAAGAAAAGTTTGTCGTGATACCCAATGGTGTAGATAAAAATATATTTTATCCTGGGAAGAAAAAAAGAAAGAAGAGACTTATTATGGCTTCTGCTCTAATTAAGGGATTTCTTCCGATTGAACATACCTGGAATAATGTTAAACGTAGTGTAGAAGGTTCTGAACTAAATATTTATAGTAGCCAAGCATTACATGAATTAGAAAACGATCCTGTTCAGAGTAATTTTTTGAAAGTAATTGAAGAACAAGGTGCTAGAGTACAGGCTCCTGTTAGGCAAGAAATACTAGCAGAAATAATGAGAGAGTCTTGGGCGTTATTGATGCCTAATTCATATCCAGAGATTTGTTCTAACTTACTTTTACAGGCACGGGCGTGTGGGTTGCCAGTAATATCTTCAAACATTGGTTCTAATCCTGAATTTATAAAACATAGGAAGACAGGAATTATAACTGAGTATTACCCTCACGATATATGGCTCTGGGTTAAGAAATATGCTGAAGAAACGCTTGACTTAATGAATGATAAAAAACTACACGATAAAATATCTAAACAAGCACCTAAAGACATTTTAGATTGGGATGAGATAGGTGAACGATGGAATAAAGTATTAACAGAGTTAAATGACTAAACTTAGAATGAGAATTAGACAGATAAGGCATAGCCTAAAGTTCCCTGGCAAACAGTCCACTGCTACTTATGTAAAGTACCCTGTGGAGAGTAATTTTAATGGGAAAAGGGTCTTAAATCTTGGTTGTGGAAGCTCAGTTTATCCTTCAAAGAATGTGGTAAATCTTGACAAATATCCAGGTGTTAAAATAGATAAAGAGTGGGACTTAGCTAAGACACCATTACCATTCCAAGATAATGAATTTGACCTTATAATTGCTAATCATATTTTGGAGCACGTTGAAGACTGGTGGGAATGTTTTAAAGAACTAGCAAGAATAGTAAAGGTAGGTGGAGTTATAGAAATATGGCTTCCTGGAGATGGTGGTAGTTCACAGCTTGGTTATAGAGACCATATTAATACAATAAATCACTGCTCATTTACTGGAGTTATAGGAACAAATCGTAATAAGGCAAATGCTTGGGAATTAGAACAACGCAAGAGCTTGGGAGATGTTAAGTTTCTTGAATATACTGAAAGTGTAGTGTATGTACCACTAAACCAATGGTGGATATATATAATGCCAAACGCTGTTCAAATGTGGATGATGCAATTCCTAAGAAACACCATTATGGAAATGGGTTATAAATTCATTAAAACTAAACCAAATGCTTAAATTTTTTCGTTGTAACGAGTGTAGCAGGTTAGATGAATACACAATCACACTTGAAAATATTGGATGCTTAGGTTGTGGTAGTAGAAAATTTCGTAAATCAAATGTAAGTCTAGTGAGAGCCTGGTTTTATATGATTAGGAGACCAAAGATTTTGATTAAATATATTAAAAATGACTAGCGTTGCCCTTCTTTGTCCCATAGCTGAAAATGTACCACCAAAGACGTTTCAAAGTGTTGTTTCAATGGTTGGATACTCTTCAGCTAAAGGAGTAAAAATAAATCACATAGGAATTACCGAGAGAACACTTATTGAATCGGCCAGAAATATATTGGCAACACAATTTATGAAGACTGACAACGAATGGGCTATGTGGATTGATGCTGATATGACCTTTCCAAAAGAAACTATTGTTCAGTTACTTGAAACCGCCAAAAAAAAGAAAGCCAAGATGGTTACAGGAATCTATTATCAGCGTGGTGGAAAACACTTTCCTGTATTATGGAAAAGAAATCCCAAGTTAGAGTCAGGTGTTAAAGTAGTGCATGACGACCAGGATAAGTTTGACAAAAATAAATATCTAGGAAGATATGCTTTACCTGGGAAAGGAACAAAAGAACCTTTTAAAGTAGACACAGCAGGGTTTGGTTGTGCATTGATACATCGAGATGTGTTTAGTCTAATGGATATTCCGTATTTCTTGTTTGTACCGCATAAATGTTCAGAGGACTTTTACTTCTTTGTAAATGCAAGAGAGAAAGGGTTTCAATTATGGGCTGAACCAAAATTAGACGTTTATCATATAGGTGATCCTCCTCTTATAGGTCGAGAGGATTGTTATAAAAAAGGGGAAGAGAACAATGAAATCGTGGAGGCGATTAAATAATTAACTTAAATAAATGAGTTTAGCAAGAGGAGAGGCAATAAAATCTAAGCTAATAGCAGCTTCAGGAGTCGTTACCACAGCTGGAAAGACTGGTATTCTTTATGGTGTGAACCTAGAGGCAGTAGCAGCAGAAAGTAGCATTATAATTGAAGATGGTGCTTCAGGTGGTACACAAATAGTTAAATTAGCGATTGATGCTTCAATAGCTAATTGGGCTAATAGTAGTAAGTCTATTGTATTTAGTACACCAATTATTTGTTCAACAGACATTTATGCCACATTATCTGGTTCTGGAGCAGTAGCAAACGTATTTTATAAAGAGATAGAATCTTAAAATTAACTAAGTAAGATGGAACAATCTAAAAATAGAAAATCATCTGACAGAGCAGTCCACGTTTGGAAAGCTGCTTGGGAAAAAGATGGCATACCAGAGGAAGAAAAGGCTAGAAATGCAGCCTGGGAAATGGCTGGTCAAGACCCTTATTTCCAGCCAGATGACGCAACCATTGAGGCTGCTAATAAAGCACTTCTAATGGTAGATAAAACCGAGAAATTGGTTAAAGAGGCCAAGAAAAATGCTCAAGATGCAGCTCTTGGTAAGAAAGAAGAAAAACCTAAGAAAAAACCAAAAGTAGAACTCAAAAAACCAGTAGAAAAAGAAAAACCAAAAGAAGTACCGAAAGTGGTAGAAAAGGTGACAAAGAAAGCTCCTAAACAACCAACTAAGAAATAGACGAATAAGCACGGTACTATAAACTACCGTGCTTTAAATATATGGCTAATTTAGCGACATACGAAGACATAATCGCTGATATTAAGGATAAATTTGGTAGAAAATCAGCTGCTTTTGGGTCTGATACAGATACATCAATCCGTAGTTGGATATGGCAATTTGAGGCGGATATTTATAGTAGAAAAAACTGGCCTTTCTTAAAAGCAACAGGAACAATAACTACTACTAGCGGAACACAGGATTATGTTTTGGCAAACGATTATGATTTTGGTAGTTTGTATTCTGTTTATGATGAAACTAATCTAAATCCTTTAGGAATGGCCAATGTTGAGTATCACGATTATATAGACCCAGCTGGCAGTGCATCTGGAACTCCAGATTATTTCTTCTTATGGGGAGTAGATTCAAACAATATACAGGAGATTAGTTTCTATCCTATACCAGGTGGAATCTACACTATTAAGTATCGTTACACTAAAGACCCCACACCTACTGACATTGAGACTAATGGTGACAACGATGATGAATCTCCTAATTTACCAGTGAAGTATCGCAGGGGACTTGTTGATGCTGTATTAGAAGAATTGTTACAGAAAGACACAAACCCCAATGCTGACAGGGTAAACATTAAATACCAACAACTGCTTCTGACTATGATAGCAGATTATGCCAAAGAACCTGCTTACAAAGCAGTTATGAGATCAACTGATGATATTAGTTATGATGCTGGTCTTCCTAGGTTCCCTAATAATTATCCTTGTAAGTAATTATCAGTGGTGGTGGGTTATGCCTCCTTAACCTGCCACCGCTAATGAAACTATGCCAATTAAACCATTACCAAGAATACAACCACAGCGATTAGAACTAGAAGTTATTTATGACTTAACTGGTGGTTTAAATGACAACGAAAACCAGACTGTATTATTGGACAACGAATTATCTGATGGTAATAACATGGTTTTGGGAACAGATAGTCTCTGGACTGGTCGAGGTGGAATATATCGTTATGGAAATCTTATTAAAGGAAACTCTAGTGTTCTAGGATTGGCTGAATTTCACAAAGCTTCTGATGGTAGTCGTTCACAAATAGCTGTTTGTGATACTGATATTTATATTTATTCGGGTGGAGAATGGGCTGCACAATCAGAATCTATAACCGCTGGAAACAAGGCTGAGATGGTTAATGGAAAAGATATTATGTATTGGTGTAACGGACAGGATGATATGAAGAAATATGATGGTTCTTGGACATCTCTTGGAGATTTTCCTGTTGCTGGTGCTGGTGTTGATGACCAACCACACGGTTTGGAATATTTTAAAGAAAGAATCATAGGTTGGAATACAAACAATGAACCACAGAGAATCTATTATACAGATCAGTCAGCTGAAACTACAACTGCTACTAACTACTTTGACATTACGGAACCAGTTATAAAGTGTGTTGAATTAGCAGATCAGTTCCTTCTAACTTTTACCGAAACCCGACTTTATAGAACAGATTACTTTATCTTTTCTGGTGCTCAATATGACCCAGATAAGCTGAAACGACTTATTGTGGGTGAAGGTACTGTCGCACAGCGTTCTGTCAAGAGGGTAGGTAATCTGATTTACTATGCTGGTAGAAATGGAATTATGATTACGGATGGTATTATTTCCAAGAATATTTCTAAAAAAAGACTTGGTAAACTATGGGGGACACTAGATCAAAACTACCTAAGCAATGCTTGTGCTGGAATGGAAGGAGATAATTATGTTTTGTCAGTTTCAACATCGGGAACCAAGAACGATACTTTAATAATTTACGATACTGTAAAAGATATTTTTTATACTAAGTGGGACAACGTATCAATATCTTGTTTTGCTGAATTTACAGCTTCGGGTGTTAAGACTCTGTACGGTGGACACGATGATGGCACAGGACAAGTATTTTCTTTCAATAACACCAATATTTATGATGAAGGGGTTGATACTGAATATATAGATGAGGATGTTCAAGATGGTGATAATAACTTAGCTGGTGCTACAACTACTAGAGTTGCTCAAAGCTTTCAGGTAAGTGAAGATTTTAATATATTAGGGATTGAGGCTCTTTTAAAGAAAGTTTCAGGAACTACAACTGAATTAACAGTTAGAGTTGAAACCGATAGTTCTAGTGAGCCTTCTGGCACTTTAGTAGATGCCAATGCTACTGGAACAATAACTGCTTTCACTGATGCTGCTTATCTTTGGAAAAAGGTAGAATTCACTACTTCATTCTTATTAAATGCAGATACGACTTATTGGTTGGTGATTCAACACACGACTGAAGGAAGTGGTAATAGTATTTATGCTTGGGGTTCTGATGATTCAAGTCCTACTTATTCAAATGGAAACATAGCGACTTATGCTTCGAGTACATGGACTGCTGATACTGCCAAAGATGCTCTGTTTCGTGTGATACACAAGGGTGGTTATGATAAATTCCTTACTACTAAAGGTTATTATTTATCTGACCCTCAGAAAGTTAAGAAGGTAAAGAAGGTTTATGTAGAAGCGGACTCATCTGGTTCTTGGAATGTAACTATCGGTTTGAAGTCGGATTTGTACGATTCATATAATGAGACTTATATAGATTTGACAGGAAATGCACCAATAAGAGGCTCTTCACTTACAAGAGGTCAGTTTATTAGAGGTACAAGTGAAGTAGTACAAGAATTTATTGAACCTGATGACTTTAGAGCTAGAGTAGTAAAAGTAAAAGCACGTAACGACCAAGTAGACCAAAACTTTAAAATAAGAGGCATGGAAATAAATTATCAGACAATTAACCTATTAAGATAAAATAATGACGCTAGTACCAACATTACAACAAATAAAAGATGGCAACCAGGATGATCCAACAAGAGATATGTCCAACTGGAATGTTATTAGAGACGTTGTAAATGATTTAGACGATAATAACATTGCTTCTGACGCATCTATTGTAGCATCAAAGCTAGACCTGACTAATATTACAGAAATTAGGCTCAATAATAATGTTGAGTTGCAGTTTGAAAATTCTTCGGGTGCTGCGGACTCATTTATAATAGAAAATACCAACAATGACTTATTAATTAATACTGGAACAGCTGCTAAGTCACTCCAGTTTCAAGAAGATGGGACAAGTAAAGTAACTATAAACTATGCTCAGGATTCACTAGACCCTGCCACTGACCAGCTTATGACTCTTGGCAGAGATAATGTTGGTTGGAAAGCTCTTTATCTTGCTGGTAATACAGGATCAAATCCAACATTAGATACTGGTATATTTTTCTATCGTGGTGATGGTTCAAGTGGAACTCAATTTAGGCTAAGTGAAAATGGTACAGATATTCGTACTATAGACCATTCTGCAGTGTCAGATAAGCGTCATAAAACTAATATAGTAGATAGCGAAAAAGGTATTGAATTCATAGAGCAATTACGACCAGTAGAGTTTGAACTTAAAGAGAAACAAGACAAGGGAATAAAGAGATATGGTTTAATAGCTCAAGAGGTAGATAAATTGCTTGATGAAAAGACAACCAGGCTAGTTGATTATGATAAAGAAACAGATATCTATACTATTGATTATCGAGAGTATATCCCAGTTTTAATTAAAGCTGTTCAGGACTTATCTGAAGAAATTAAGCAACTTAAAACGAAATAATGGAAAATAGAGACAAAATACAATTACATGAAAGAGTGAAAGGTCTTGAGGTAGAGATGAAAGCAGTAAAAAAAGCAGTTTCTAATCACATACCTACCTCTATAAGTAACCTCAAAATTAAGGTTTCTGATTTTAAAGATGAGTTTAGTGAATACAAAGATAAGGATAAGACTAGGTATATAACGATTTTAGTCTCCATTATTCTACTTTTAGCAGGAGTAGTCGCTAATTTAATTATAAAGTAATGCCAAGCCCAAACAGATTTACAGAAACAGAGAACTATGACTTGTCTGATATGGATTTAGGTTCAGACCCTGAATATTACGGATTTATAGACCAAGATGGAAACTGGTATATTATGGAACGAACCGTCTCAACTGAAGCATACCGATATGTTAGAGGAATGGACGCAGACGACAATTATCAGACTAACTGGACAGTCAGAGATACTCTTTCATACATTTATTTTGATGTAGCTTTTTAAAATGGCAACTTATAACCCAAAAATAAATCCATGGACAAAGAAGGTGCAATGGGTGATTGATGAAACTTCAATATTATTAGGTGACTTAAGTGATGTAACAATTACGAGTGCAGCCGATAATAATATTTTGCAATACAATTCAGCTACTGGAAAATGGGAGAATAAATCTGTTTCTGATGCTGATATAGAACACGGTGATTTAGACGGACTAGGAGATGATGACCACACTCAATACTTACTTGCAGATGGAACACGTGCTTTAGCTGGTACTTGGAGTTTAGGAGATAATAATTTAACAAGTGTAGGTAATATCACAGGAACAGACGTAGATTTAAGTCTAGGAACTGGAGCTATCACTACAACAGGAACTCTTGATGCTGGTGCTTCCACTTTTGGAGATACCACAAACGAAGCAGCTATCAATGGCACTGGAATACTGACATTTAATGGAACTGGTGAATATAGGGTTCGTAATGATGAGATGGCTTTTGCGGCCGAGGCTGGAGTTCAAGCTGGTATACAGTTTACAGCCACGGGTGGGAATAGAGTAACTGTTCGTGACTTGGCTGGATTAGAAATTACAGCATCATTATTAGGTGGAGCATTTGATGTTTATACACCTGACCATACTAACCAGATAAGACTTGAGGCTTTTAGGAATTGGATTCACATGATAGATGCTAGTGCTACTGGTCTTATTAAATGGATTGGCTCATCTGACTGGTTCAATTTTAATGATGATATTTTAATGAATAGTGCTGAAAAAGTATTTTTTAGAGATAATGCAATAGGTATATATTCACAAGCAAACACTTTCCTTGATTTATTTGCAGATGGTGCAGTAAGAATAGGTGATAGTTCAGCTGGTGCTCCTACAAATTATACTAACTTTTCGTCTACTGGAGACCAAAAATTCGTAGGTAGTGCAGGGCTATCCTTTGGTGAGATATATGGTGCAGACACAAGTAGCACTATAACTATTA